TTAAATTCAAGCAAATTAGCCCAGAATAGTAGCCTATCCTTAGGGGTCAACTGCTCTATGTCATCCTCTACCCTAGCCTCTAGGAGTTGTAGTGCTTCTTCTACGTTCATAGTATTTTAATCGTTTTAGAAATGTTATATAGTTCTCTTTTTTTATCCTCTTTTCTAGTAGCTCCTTGCGTGCTAGTTCGTAGGTTTCAAAAGGATTAATCGCGGGTTTGTAATAGTAAAAGTCTTTCAAAATCTTGCTGTCTAAGTACACAAATTGTGCCCTTTCTGTTTCTTTTATGATATACTACAGGCACTTTGTCTGTAGGCATTCGAGCTAGTATATCATGTAAACTAGGCTTTAATTTCTCAACCGCCTTGCATTGTATATGAAAGTTTAAATCTGTCGAAATAATATCAACGCCTAAATCATCCATTCTCTTGCTCTCTGATCTGCTAGTCACAGCGTCATAGCCTAGCTCCTTTAGCCTGTTAACTATCTGTAGCTCATAGGCGTGACCCTTTGCTCTGCTATTAATCATTTCTGAGTAGTTACCTTTGCAAGGGCCTCCCTAAGTGTCAAAGTTGACCTATCCCCAGAAGACCCCTTTAAGTCGAGATGCGCATTTTCGCGCTCCCTTGCTATTTTATCTAGCTTATCCATTATGCTTTCGCGTATCTGGTTCGGTGTTATCCTCCCAAATACCTTGACTTTGCCTGTTTTAAAGTCGTTTATCACGTCTATAAAAACTGAGAGCGGTTCGTATTTAAACTCCCTATAAAAGGCATCCATCATCTGCGTGAGCGCTTGAGGATCGACGTCAGCATATAGATTACAAACCCCATACATAGCAGCGCTAACAGCCGTTTGAACTCTCTCCACCTGTTCACACTCATTGAGAATAGTGGTTAATGATGTGTTCAAAGGCAGCCCGATGTCTTGATTTTCTTGTCTGGATAATTTCATCGTAGTATGATTCGTTAAATAGATAGGTAAATGGATTTTTGCGGTATCGTTTATCTGGTGTAGACTCCACGTAATTGACCACATGGAGTATGCACTCTTGGCGCGTCATTGGGTCGAGCTTTTGCCATGCTTTTAGGCATTTCTTGCGTTCGATTTTCTTATCATATAGTTCCCAAAACTCCTCGAATGTTGGTCCTATGTCAGGTTCTCCGTTTTGCGTACTCATGATTCAAATGGGTCTTCTCCTGTGATCAATTTATCGAGCTTGATATTCATCAATTCAAACTCAAATTTTGCGGCCTCTGGCAGCTCCTTTTTTGGCTTTGGGCTTACGGTGTACTTGGTCTCTAGTGCGTCCCCTGTGCGCGTTATTTTAAGGTCATACTCGCGAGGGTCGCCCCAATCTGCATCATTAATTAAGTTCATTATTGCCTCTTGTATGGTCCTCTGGTTTATCTGCCATATCTGGACCGAGTTAGCCTCGTAATTCCAGACAGCGCACGCCCAAAAATGTTTCGCTTTCTGTGTGGCGTGTTCATCTTGTATATCTCTCATATTGGAAACCCTTACAGGTTTTTCGGTGCCGTGTATAGATTCCCACCATTCATAGCCCACTATGGGATCGCCTAAAAATCTAAGAACGGTTTCGCCCTTAAGGCATTTGGTATAGCCGCCAGAGCTTGGCTTTGGTGCTTCGTAATCAATCGGTAAAAATTGCATATTTATATCTTTTTAAAAGTTCTATAATTAATTTTTTTAAAGGTATTCCTTCCATAGCTGCTCTAGCTTTTAAAGTGCTGTGGACGTCTTCTGGTATTTCTATATTAATCCTCATGAAATTTTGGTTTTAAGTCTTCGTGTAACGCCTTGAAATATGCGTCGTTATCTTCCACCATATTAAAAACTTGGGTTTTTACTACTTTAAAACCCTCATCTTCACTTATTGGTAAAAGACTATCATAAGTCTCAATCTTACCAGATTTAAAGGCGTACTCTAAGAAATTTAATAATGATCTTTCGGAAATGTTATAAGTTTTCATAAGTCTTTTTCTGTTTGCTTGATACAAACATAAGTAGACTTACTTTAATAACCAAACTTATTGAAAAATATTTTAAACTTTAAAGAATGGAGCCGCTATTTTCTGGCCTGTGGTGGTCTTGGTTTGCCACTCTGGGTATGTGGTGGCCTTATCATTTAAAAACAAACCTACAGCCGCTTGGTAGTTAAGGGCGATTGAGTCGGATTGATTCTTTTTAGTTCTTACGGTTGATGTTCCTGAGGTCTCTGTATCTATTTGATTCAGACTGCCCACGCCATAGCGCCCTACATTTGTATTTTGTTGCAATATAAATTGACCATAACAGAAATAAATCGCTGCTATTTTAAGGCCGTTTTGTCTTACTATTACACCATTGCTATTAGTATAGTCTGATCCAAACCACAGGTCTGTAAAGCGCTGCGATGCGAATGTATTACTTAAGACCGTGTAATCGTTTAATAGTAATAGGTAAAGTTGATCGCCGAGGAAGGTTCTAACTGAGAGGCTTTGGGTTTCTCTTATATACGGCTCTATCTTCGCGTCTGTAATGTTAGCGCTAATCTCTCTCGCCTTTGCAATGTCGGCCTTTGTAAATAATAACTTATCTTGTAGTAACGCCATTTTCTGCCATTTGAGAAGATTCGAATTGATTAGGTATAATTTTTCCAAGGTCTAAGCCTAGCTTTTCCATCTGTCTCTCGATGTGGTTTCTAGTGTCCTTGGTTCGTAGGTTCATATAAACGTACTCATCCGCCAACTGAGTAGCGGTAAACACCGCCCCGTCTGGGAGCATTCCCATCAAGCCAGACGGCAAAGCAAAGTTTTGTAGTATTCTATTTTTTACGTTTAGAGTCGTATTAATAAAAAGGCTGTCGTTATTATTAGCCGGTACTTGCTCTATTAAATTTTGAGTGTTCTCGCTGTCTTCGTCTACCCCTATCACTAACACACTATTGGCATGGCTTGCCCCGCGGAATTCATTTAAACGCTTTCTGATTGCCTCCTCTTGTTCTTCGCTGTCGCCCGCGCTTGGATACTTAAAGATTGACATAGACAAAAAGCCATTCGTAATATTTCCAAGTTCAAACTTTTGCAATTCGTTATCGCTTTGCGCTGTTTCAATAATTGGATCAATGGAGCTAAGCGCGTATTCGTTTTTTTTAGGTGTGGAATATAAAACCATTCCCCTATTGGATGTTAGCGCCTCACGGCCGTTGTCTGCATCGTTAAATAAAAGATATCTAACAGCGTTTAACTTATCACTTGGTAAGGCTTGTTCATTGCTAGACTCCCAATTATTAGAAACGCGTACATCTCTAATGCGTCCTTTCTGATCAGGTAAGCCAAGGCGTACAAATTCAAAGGGTATATGCTCAACGGTTTTAACTGATCCAAGGCCGCTGCTATTTAAGTGTAAAGCATAGCCGTTATATAATGCCTGGTCATTAGAGATTGACCAGAGAATATCGTTAGCCGTCTCGCCGCGATCATTAACTTCGATATCGCCATTCTCAAAGCCGTCGCCTCTAATAAAAGACGCCATTAAATTGACGGCGCTTTTTGTTATTGGGCTTAAATTAAAAATAGATTCGATGAATTGAGGATACAAATTGTCGACGCCGTACATGATAATATTATCAACAGTATCGCGTGGCGTAGCGATGCGCTGAAATGTAGGCTTAGCGCCGAATGATCCTAAAAACTCCATCTATTTTTTTACCTTTTTCTTTTTGTAAGTCTTTTTAGCCGTTGGCTTTGCCTCTATTTCCTTCTTCACCCCGAGACGCTTGGCCTCGAGGTTTTGAAGAAAAACAGATTTATACTTACTCTGTCTTAGATTTCCCATATTATGATTTTAATGCAACTAATGCCGCTAATGTAGTGGCGTAATCAGTGGACCAGAATACCGATGGCAATTGGCTTTCAATGCCGCCCGCGTCTGGTGTTGCTAGCTGTATTCTGTATGCTCCGCCTGTCTCATTGTCGGCGGGTATACGAATATTAGTAACAATCTCAAGACCCGCGTTAATTCCAAGTATCTCAAATGCACCGTTTCCGAGGCTTGAGTCATTTGGTCCATACGCAATAGCTACTTGAGGTTGGAAAGCCATAGCCTCCAAGTTCCTACGCTGTGAGGCTGAAACATCCATAACGCTAAAATCTACTGTATGCTTATACCCTACAGAATAGGGCTTTGGCATATACTCAGACTGAGTACTAATGGACTGCTTTAGTCCTTCGAACTCAAAAAACGTCTTAGTGGCTTTCATTGTGATGGCTGTAACCATATTGGTTTCAGTTCCATCAAACGTGAAGGATGCTACATCCTCCAAGTTCGCGAGAAATAACCGTTGCTCAATTCCGACCGCTAATGGGTCAGAACATGAGACGGTTGCTCCGCTAAAAATTCCCGCGCAACTCATTACTGCTTGCCGTAAACGATTTGCTCTCCGCGAACGTAGTTAACGCCGAATTTTATCAAAGCCTTTATAAAAAAGTCCTCTGAGTTGGCAGCTAATCTATCAACTACAATGCCCCTATCTTGATCCATCCAAGTAGCAGCTTGAAATTGACTATCTCGGCCGTTATTAAATACTCCAAGTACTACCTTGTTCTCAGGAATACCACAAGATACAACAGGAATGCCCGCAATCTGTGGAACTCCACCATCCATGATATTAATACCTTTCGTGATGGTGGCATCTCTATAGGCTTCAAATAATTTTTGCTTATCCTTGTGAGATACAACAAATTTAATACTTAAGTTTTCAAGAACTGCACTGGGACAGGCGGCAATCATAGCCTCTAATTTATCAATAATATTAGCAGCGGTTAAAGCAGCGCCAAAGGTTACATTATTGAGATTTGTATCGCTGTCCGCGTCAAGTAATTTAATTAGACCGTCAAATCTAGAGAGCCAAGCGTTGCCGCTTGTGGTGTCACCATTCCAGATTAGATTTTCTAGTCCGTCAGCAATATCATTAGATGCTAGTTCATCAATAGCGGTTTGAGTAACGGCTGCAAGGCGTGCATCTACTTGGCGTCCTGTGCTGTACTGCCATTCGTATTCGTTTTCGAAATCCCTCAAAGGGTTAAACGTCCTGTAATACATAATATTTCCTGTGGTGATTAATCTGTTAGTAATAGAGTAATCTCCTACACCTGTGGTAGGTGTTGAAACAGGGGCATGCAAGCTATTAGCGCTTGAGTCCATTCTCAATAGTTCGACCTTATCCATGTAGGAAGGTCTTACATTCATCAAGCCCCTGTCTATTGTGGTTGCACCCAATACAACAGGCAAATGATAATTAGGAATAGGTATGATCCCATTCGCATTCTGGGTAATTGGTGTTATATCGCTCATGATATTTTGCTATTTTTGATTTTTGCTTTCGCGTTATAAAATGCCTGTAAGCCATTCATTGGCTGAGTAGGCTGTGAAATTGATTTTTTTAGTGGAGCGCTTCCCTCGCTAACTACCTTGTCAAGTATTTGCGCGGTCACTTCTCCGACCTTTGCTTCTACTACCTCCTCAGTTCCCGCCATAAGTTCAGCTACTACAGCCTCAACAATAGCAGTAATTTCGGCGACTTGTGCCTCATCGAATGCTGCAACGATGTCCCCTTCTTCTACCTCAGCGCTTACGCTCGGTTCTTGTGCCTCTGTGACTGACGCTTCTTGCGTCGCCATGTTGGCTCTAATTCTTTCTAGTAAATTCATGTCTATATTTTTAAAGTATGCCATGGCTTTTAATGGCGTGTAAATTTCTTTTGCAAAGCCTAATTGTACAGCCTCATCAGCTGTAAAAATACTCTCGGCGTTCATCAATTCCTTGATTTCATCGAGTTTTAAATTGGTCTTTTTCTCATAAACTGACGCGACAATATCGCTGAACTTTTCGAGGCTGCTAGCCACTTGTCTAAGATCGTGATGATTCCCTTGAGTCTGGTTTATTAGAGCATTATGAATGGCGAAAGTACCTGTCTCACTTATTTGCGGCCTCTCATCTCCAACTAGCGCAATGACTGAAGCTATTGACCCCGCCAATCCATCGACATAGACTGTTACCTCACGCCTCTGGAGCATATTGTAGATAGAGAGACCCGCAAATACGTCTCCACCTTGGGAGTCGATGTGCAAATCTATAGGCCCTTTTGTTTTTTCAAGCTGTGCGCGAACGCTGTTCGCTAATTCTTGAGTGATTTCACCGTTAATATATAAGACCATACGCAATTTTAATGAAAAATATTTATATTTGAACAAAAAAAGATGATTTTAAAAACAATTATTTCAACCGTCGCCGATTTAACGCCTGTTATAGGCTCTCTACGCGACAATCTTACCTCTAAGGATGGGGGGGTAGGTAGGCTAGTGACGCCGCGTTTTATAAAATCTTGTGTTAGGTTAATTTTAGCCTTGGCCGCCTGTTGGATGCTAGCCAAAGGGACAATTAGCGTTGATGAATTTCAAGAACTTACAAAGTAAAAACATGGAAGAATGGTTAACCGAGCATTGGGCCACATTGCTCGCGGCCTTGGGTCTGGGTGGTGGTGGTTCCGTTGTGGGTCATAAAATGGTCGACAAAATACAGAACAAAAAGATCGAAAAATTGGAGGCTAAAGTCAACGAAATTGATAGCTCTTTTAAGGTCAATGACGGCGTAGACAAGCAATTCCGTAAAGAGGTCGACACAAGACTCGGTAATATTGAGACGTCATTGAGTACGCTAACCAATCACCTACTAAACAAAAAAAAATGAGTCGCTTAGATATGCACCTTACCTTATACCGCTTTTCTGAGTCGCCAGATTCGACTATCGGCCTCCTCTATGAAGGTAAATATTTTAATTGTTTCACGTTAGAGGACCAATACCAAAAAGTAAAGGTCGAAGGTGAGACGCGTATTCCCGAGGGACTATATAAGGTTAAACAAAGGCGTGTTTTGAGCGGACTTACTAAGAAATACCGCGCTAAGTATCCGTGGTTTGATTGGCATTTTGAATTACAAGACGTGCCAAACTTTAAATATGTTTATATCCATATCGGAAACGATGATGACCACACAAATGGCTGCCTAATCGTGGGAAATCGTCTGAAAAGTAATAAAGTCGACGACGTAAACAACCTCGGAGCGAGTACGCCCGCGTTCAAACGACTATATAAGCGCATGAAAGACGCTTTCACGGTCGAAATTAACATTATCAACGTATCAAAAGACCCAGAAAGCGCGTGGCCCAAGCGAACAACGCCGTGACGGTCACGAGTAGTACCCTTTAGTGCCGAGA